AGGAATGGATCCTCGTCCTGGTCGCGCTCGACCAGCGGGACCGCCCCTTCCTCCTGTACGGCACCAACGCGAAGGTGTCCGACCGTGACGACGTGAGCCTGAAATCCAGCGAGATCATGAACTTCAGCATGACGTTCAAGATGCTCAAGGGCACGAACGGCGAACAGTTCCACGCGTGGGGCCTCGTCACCGAAGACGCCAAGTAGCCCATTGATTCTTCCCGTGCGGCCGATGGCGGTCGGCCGCACGGGACCATTACCCATAACCGCCGATAACCATGAAACGGAGACGAAATGAGCGACAACACCTACCATGTCGTGGACGTGGACCTGACCGACGCGGAGGAGCTCAAGCCCGACGTGCACCTCGAGGTCGCCGGCGTGAAACTCGACCTGCCGAACCTCAACAACGCGGAACTGCCCATCGAACTCGTGCAGGCCATCCTCCTGGTCAAGAGCAGGCCGACGCTCTCCGACGAGGAGACCAGCGCGTGCATGGCCGCGTTCCTCGCGTACTTCCAGGCGATGAAGCCGAACTTCTGGAACGTGCTACGCAAGACGGAACGTCCGATCGCCTACCTCATCGCCACGGTGAAGGCGTGGGCCGACGAATCCGGACTGGACCCAAAAGCGTTTACCTCGCCCACCTCTGGAACAACCACCGCGCGGCGCTAGCCTACGACTGGATCCGAGCGTACGGGCAGATATACAGGCCAGTACGCTTCCCGGAATGGATTGAGGGAGCCCGCCCGCGAACCGACTGGGGACTCGCATGGGCATTGACCCGCGAGATCCTCAAGGACCACACGAGCCACTCGTGGATGGCGTTGCAGAACGCCGTCTACGTGCCCGACGGAGCCGAACAGGCCGCATGGCTGACCGCGCCGGAACGGAAGAAGCGCCCATGGTTCGACCACGGGCACGATCCCCTCCGCCAGCCGACACCGACGCACAGCCTCACCCGTCGGCAGCGCGAGGACAGGGCACGGCTCAAAGCCTACTTCCACATCAACGACGACCTCTGATCCCGACCGCCATCGGAATCCCGACACACAGTAAGGAGCACGATGGCAGCACAGGACATCGGCGTCGTATACGTCCACGTCGAACCATCCGGCAAAGGATTCGGCAAAAGCATCGAAGGCGACATCGGCGACGCCGTCAGCAAAGCCTCTAGGAAAGGCTCCAACACCCTCATCTCGAAAATCGGCGGCGCGTTCGGCAAGATCGGCAAGGTCGGTACCGGCGCGATCGCCACCATCGCAGGCGGCATCACCGCCCTGGCCGCCAAGGGCGGCTTCACGCGCGCCCTCAACATCGAGAACGCGCAGGCCAAGCTCAAAGGCCTCGGCCACGACAGCGCCAGCGTCACCGAGATCATGAACGACGCGCTCGCATCCGTCAAGGGCACCGCGTTCGGACTGGGCGACGCCGCGACCGTCGCGGCCAGCCTCTCGGCCTCCGGCGTCAAGGAGGGCGGGGAGCTCACCCAGGTGCTCAAGACGGTGGCGGACACGGCGCAGATCAGCGGCAGGAGCCTGACCGACATCGGCACGATCTTCGGGTCGGTCGCCGCGCGAGGAAAACTCCAGGGCGACGACATGCTCCAGCTCATGTCGAGCGGCATCCCGGTCCTCCAGATGCTCGGCAAGCACCTGAACAAGACCAGCGCCGAAGTGTCCGACATGGTCTCGGACGGCAAGATCGACTTCCGGACCTTCGCCGACGCCATGCAGGAAGGATTGGGCGGTGCCGCTCAGAGCGCCGGAACCACGTTCGCCGGCGCTCTGGCGAACGTGAAGGCCGCGTTGAGCCGACTCGGCGAGACCGCGGCCACGCCCGTCCTCAACGGACTGCGCGGACTGTTCAACCAGGCCATTCCGCTCATCGACGCGTTCACCGCGGCGGTGTCCCCGACTTTGGAGAAGGTCGGCGCGGGATTGCAGAAGGGATTGGAACAGGCCATCCCCACGGTCACCGCCTTCTTCGACAAGCTCGGCAAAAGCCAGACCGTCCAGCAGTTCGCCTCCTATCTCGCTTCCCTCAAGGACGATTTGAAGGAACTCGGCTCATCCCTGTCGGGAGCTACCGGAGCCGTCTGGAACGTCATCTCCGAACCGCTCTCCGAACTCTACAATCAGGCGAAAGGACAATTGCCCGCAATCGCTGACGGATTCAAAACACTCCTGCATGCCGTGTCAGGTCTTCTCGACTACGTGGCGGCGCATGCCGACAGCATCATCCCGCTGGCCAAGGGAATCGCCGCGTTCGTCCTCGCCAGCAAAGGCATCGGCGCGGTATCAGCCGGCTTCAAAGCATTGCCAGCCGCATTGGACGGCATCAGCAGAAGCGCCACTGGAATCACCACAGCGGCAAAAGGCATCTCAGGATTCGTCAACCTTGCCACCGACCTCGGCGGCATAGGCCCAGCATTGAAAGCCACCGCAGGCAACTTCGGCATCGTGCAGACAGCCGTCGGAACGTTCAGAACAGTCGCCACCGCGGCGCGAACCACATGGGGACTGTTCACAGGACTCCTCGCCGCGAACCCATTCGTCCTCGTCATCGCAGGCATCACCGCGGTCGTGGCCGCGCTGACATGGTTCTTCACCCAAACCGAAACGGGCAAACGACTCTGGAACAGCTTCGCCACATGGTTCATGGGAATCTGGAACCAGATCAGCACCGCATGCCAGCCAATCCTGCAAGCCATCGCCATATTCATCACCCAGACCATGAGCCAAATCCAACAAATCTGGCAAACCGGATGGACACTCATCACCACCGTCCTCCAAAACGTCTGGAACACAATCGGCCCCATCATCATGACCGCGCTCACCGCGATCATCACCGGCATCCAAACATTCATCACCACCATCACACCACTCCTGCAAGCAGGAATACAGAACATCCAAACCATCTTCCAAACCGCCGTCACAATCATCAGCACGGTCTGGAACGGACTCTGGAACACCATATCCACCGTCGTACAAGGCGCATGGACCATCATCGCCACAGTCATCAGCACCGCACTCGCCGTCATCCAAGGCATCATCCAACTGGCGCTCGCGGTCGTCAACGGGAACTGGAGCGCCGCGTGGTCGGCCATCCAGGGCATCGTGTCGGCAGTGTGGGGCGGCATCCAAGGCGTCGTCTCCGCCGGCATCGGCATGGTCAGCGGAGTGGTATCCGCCGCATGCTCGACAATCCGGAGCGTGTGGGCCGCGTTGTGGAATGGCGTCGGAAGCATTGTGTCGAGCGTCTGGGGCGGCATCGTCGGCACCGTAAGCAACATGGTTGGCCGTGTCGGGAGCGTCGTGAGCGGGATCGGCGGAACCGTCCGGAGCGCGGTGTCCGGCGCGGGAAGCTGGCTCGTCAGCGCGGGACGCAACATCATCCAGGGATTGATCAACGGCATCACAGGAATGGTCGGCTCGTTGTATTCCAGCATCACCAACGCGTTGTCGGGCTTGGTGGACAAGGCCAAGAACGCTTTGGGCATCCATTCCCCGTCGCGTGTGTTCCGCGACGAGGTCGGCGTGATGGTCGGACGTGGCATGGCATTGGGCATCGACGATTCCGCGCATGTGGTCAGCCGTTCCATGGATTCGCTCGTCTCCATGATGAGCCTCTCCGACGCGGACTGGTCGAAGACCGGCAGGCTGAACGTCACGGCCGGCACCGGCGCCAATGCCGGCGACGGCGATCTGCGGGAACTCATCGCGGCCGTCGAATCGCTGCACGACGACCTCGGATCGATCATCGCCCGATACACGCCGACGATAGGGGACCGCGACTTCGCAAGGAAGGTGAGAAGTGCAATCGCTTGAATACGTGTGCGCCGCCACAGGTGAGCGCATCGGCTTCGAGGGGCCGCTGTACGGCGAGACGCTCGCCGGACTGCGCGGCCGCGTCTGGGACTACAGCCTCGCCTCACGTGGCATGACGGGCATCACCCGCGGCGCGCGCGAGGAGACCGTCGCCGTGAAGATCCACGACTCGATCGCCACGCTCGACCTGCTGCGCCGTCTCGCCGACGCCGACATGGCCGCCGGCACGCCAGGCACGCTCGTGGCCGACGGCGAATGGGAGACCAGGGCGTGGATCGCGAAGAGCGAACCGCAGTCCATCACGCCCACGATGGTCGAGACGCAGTTGACCATCGTGCTTGCAGACGGCGTGTGGCGGCGCGGGACCACCGAACACCACGACCCGCGAGCCGACAAGGCCGGCGGCGACCTCGACTACCCGTACGACTACCCGCACGACTACGCCGGCATGAGCATCCTCGACACCGTGACCAACGCGACCGGCATGCCGCAGCCGGTGAAGCTCACGATCTTCGGCCCGTGCGTCAACCCGTACATCATCATCGGCACGAACCGGTACGAGGTCGACGCGACCATACCGGCTGGCAGCAGACTTGAAATCGACGCGGCCTCCGATAGCAGAACCGTCACGATGATCTCGGACACCGGCCTGCGCACCAACCTCTTCGGCAAAGCCGTGCGAGGCACCGGACGCGGATCCGGAACCTACATCTTTGAACCGCTGCCGCCCGGCACGAGCACGATCAGCTGGGCTGGCGGATTCAAATTCGACCTGACGGCAATCGAGGAGAGGAGCGAACCGCCATGGACCTGATCGTCACCGACACGAACGGCACGCCGTCCGGCTCGTACGCCTCGTGGACGCTTGACCTGGCATACGGGTCGGGGGAGAACGACTTCGACCTCCGATGCCCGGCACGTCTGAAACCAGGATGCCGGTGGTGGGTCGACGGGACAGGCTGGGGCGGCATCGTCGACGACGTGAAGACCAGCGTCACCGGAGGCGAGGGCGAGCTCACCTACCACGGGCGCGACTGGCACGGCCTGCTCGCCTCGAAGATCCTCGAACCCGACAAGGGCAAGGACTACCTGACCATGAGCGGCACGATCGGCACGCTCCTGCGCACCGTCATCTCCCGTATCGGACTGCAGGACATCATCACCGTCACGGAAGGCACGTCCAAAACCGCACGCTGGCAGTTCGACCGGTACTGCGACGCGTGGAGCGGCCTGTCCAAGATGCTGCGCGCATCAGGACTGCGGCTGCGCATCACCGCAGCGCAGAACGGCGTGACAGTCGACGCGCCGCCGAGCACGGCCGCCGGCGACCTCATCGACTCCGACCTCATCGACTTCGACGCGACCCTCGCCTCGCATCCGATCAACCACCTGATCTGCCTCGGCAAGGGCGAACTCAAGGACAGGATCGTCGTCCACTGGTACGCCGACCAGAAAGGCACGCTCAGCCACACGCAGACCATCAAAGGCGCGGACGAGCGCACAAGCGTGTACGAGCTCAGCAACGCCGACGCCGCCGAACTCGAGACCAAAGGCAAGACAAAGCTCCAGGAGCTGCGAGATACAGGCAGCATCGACGTGGACGTTACCGACGGCATCGACCTCGACGTGGGCGACACCGTGACCGGCCGCGACAACACCACCGGCATCAAGGTCACCGCCGAAATCACCAAAAAAATCATCAAAATCGAAGACGGCATCCCGACCGTAACCTACGAGGCGACCACCGCATCCACGGAATCGACCGGCGAGACCGGCGGCGGTGGGTCAAGCTCCGGAGACGGCCACGCCTACTACGCCGGCAGCGGCCTCACCCTCTCCAACTGGACGTTCAGCGCCGATGTGACCGCCGCCGACCTCGAAACGGTCCGCAAAACCGCCACCGAAGCCAACAAGGCCGCATCCGACGCCTCGGCCGAAATCGGAGGCGCCAGAGACCTCGCCAAACAGGCCGGCGTAAAAGCCGACACGGCCACCACCACGGCGCAGAACGCGTTGGCCGCGGCGCAGGCGCGAATCTTGGACATCACTGCATCGGATCCCATCACAGTGACCCGCACCGACGAGACGGCTGCCATCACCGTCGCACAGGCCACATCATCGGCGGACGGGCTCCTCGCCGCCGCAGACAAGAAGAAGCTCGACGGCATCCAGTCCGGCGCGAACAAGTACGCGCTGCCAGTGGCATCCACCGCCACCCTCGGCGGCGTCAAACCCGATGGCACGACCATCACCATCGGCCCGGACGGCACCATCACCGCGCAATCCAGCGCGACAGCGGCATCCTTCCTCGCCGCACACCCAATCGGCTCGCTCTACTGGTGCGTCGCCGGAGACCCCAACGACCATGGCGGCACATGGAAGGAAATCCACACCATCATCGGCGGACACGTCTGGCAAAGACTCGCCTGAAAGGAACATCATGGCAAAAACCACGAACATCACCAAATACACATGCGACCGCTGCCACGACAGCGCATACCTCACCGACGGAGATCCGCGCACGTCGAGCGACTGGCACCAGATCAAACACACCACCGCGGACGGAGTGACGCAGGAGGCGCTCGTTTGCACCTCATGCCAGCAGGAATTCAAGAAACTCGCCGCCACGCAGGACACGGCCTACACGGCATGGCTTACCGAGGGAAAGGACTGACATGACCACCACGCTCATCACAGGCAAGGGCGGCACACCGCACATCACCAGCGGCGACATGGGCGCCATGCAAGCCGGGGTTATAGGCAACGGCAGCTACCTGCTGCAGGGCAGCGACGGCACTTTCCCCGCGGTCACCATGCAGGACGCCAACCATGCGCTGATCCCCGTCCTCAACCTCGTGGTCGAAGGACGATACGCGCGAGTCACCGAGGCCGAGACCGCGACCATCGAAAGCGGCGTGAGCGGCCGGAACCGCAACGACCTCGTCTGTCTCAAATACACGCGGAACGGTCAGAACATCGAGACCGCTGCCATCGCCGTGCTCAAAGGCACGCCAAAGACCGGAACGGCCGCCGATCCGACCGTCCCGTCGGGCAGCATCCACTCGGCCTCCGGCACGGTGTGGATCCCGATCGCCCGCATCCCGATCAGCGGGATCACGCCA